GCAATCGACTGCATGATCTCAAGTTGCAATGGGGACATTGTAATCTTGGTATCTGACTCGTTGCTGAATACTGTATCGAAAAGATCTAACTGTTGCATGTCTATCTCCTATCGTATGCAAACGCACGCATGATTACGTACACAAGATTGTAGGGACACTTTTGGCTCGCAGTTCGTCAATCCCCTTGCCTTTAGGTGAATATTGTTTGGCTGATGTAGGTATAGATCCAACAAGCAGATGAGCTGCGCCACTGCACAGCGACTCACCCCAACACAAGAATGAAAGGGCCAAAGAATATTTAGGGATTTACGAATCGAGACTAAATGTCACAATCTTGATTGTGGTACGGTTCGTAATCATGTGTGTGTGTCTCAACTCAAGGAACAAGACGGAACGCCACTTTGCGTTCCCCTTGTGACGGACGACACGATGACTCGCAAGCTTGTCTTGCCATGCCCGAACAAGGGCATTAGCGGTGTATCAACTGCCAATAAGCCGCACTTCGTAGACTTTAATGATAATGACGTTTCTTCAGATCCTTCTGAAGAAAGGTAAAGTCGGAGGGTGCTAATAGCGTGTTTACAGATAGTTACAAAATGTGTCTTGACAGCTCCAAAACGCTGGTGTGTATAATCTCCATCCGAAGAGTTATGGGACACGAACATGACCAAAGCCAATGAACAACAACAAGAGAAATATAGAGGTGGTGTAGTCCCAATGGACGACATAGAGAAACACTCTCCCACACTCAGACAACAATGCAGCAAAGTAACGGATGCACAAGCCGAACTGGTGCATATGATCTTGCATAACGGTTGCAACCCGACAGAAGCCGCTGATGCCATAGGACGCAACAAGGCATGGGCATACAATACGCTGAATAAACAACATGTTATAGATTACAGACAACAACTGGCTATGATGACTTTGGGATGGGACGCCACACAAGCAATGGCAACCATGAGAGAACTGCTAGGCAGTAAATCACAATACGTCAGGCTTGAAGCCGCCAAGGATTTGATGGACAGAGCAGGATTTCGCAATGACGCACCACGAACTCCATCCACCGCTGTACAGATTAATTTTAACGTAGACTAGGGGACCCATGCTAACGCTGCGGTGTGCATAGTACACCACCTTAAAAAACTGACGCACTCTATAAAAGGGTTAACCACACACGCAATGGATCTAATACAGTTAATCTGACAAAATATTTTTTTAACTGAGGAGGCTAATATGGGTAATACCGATAAGGGCAAAGAAGGTTTAAGAGAAAGAAAGATGTCCAAAAAGGAGATTGCTGAGAATATAAGAGCAGTCAATACTTTTGGTAAGGTGAAGAATGATCCTTATGGCTCTAAGGGCGGTACTCAGTTTAAAGGAAAATCTACTTCTGGTGCTTCTCCAATGGATGTTGAGGCTATTATTGGTAACACCCAATCCGATAAAGTGAAGGGTGGTTTAACTGGTATAGCTGGTGTTAACACTAAAAATCTTAGTCAGTTACAGAAAAGAGCGCAAGTTGGTCAGATTGCAACTACAGCGAAAGTTGGGAAGTTTGACGTGCCTCTTGGTCCTGTAGCCATTGGGATGAATGAGCTGGGTAAGAAGATGGCTAATACAATTTTACAGGGAATTTCAAAAGGCAACGCTGCTGTTTTTGATTCAAAGACAAATAACATTGTTGGCTTTGTAAGCAAAAATGTGCTTGGGGCAGATGTTTATACTGGTTTGGGTTCTTTTAATCCTCTTGGAAGAAAGGACGCAAGAAGGGTTGGAAAGGGTTATAGCGTGACTAGAGCGGAAGGCCCAGATCGTGACGGCCAAGGAGAAGTGACAGGGGCTACGGATACTAGTGTTCCCACATCAACGGCAAGCGCAACACCATCTGGTGTAAGTGCAGGTGCAAGAAGATCGATGCTTGCGTCTCGTCAGTCTGGTGCGGCTAGGAGATTATTCATCACATGAATTTAGACTACAAACCTCCCGGTCCAGTAGCTAAAGCGTTCATGAAAGATAGGTCTTTTGTTAGGGGCATTCGTGGCCCTGTTGGTTCTGGTAAATCTGTTGCTTCATGCATGGAGTTGATGAGAATTGCTGTAAACCAGAAGCCAAATGATTCCGGTGTAAGGAAAACTAGGTTTGCTGTTATTCGTAATACTAACCCACAGTTAAAGACCACAACAATCAAGACATGGCGTGATTGGTTTTCTGATGATATTGGAAGGTTTGTATGGTCTCCTCCATATACTCATTTAGTTAGCTTTTCTCTTGGTGATAAGACTGTTGTCGAGTCAGAAGTAATATTCTTGGCTTTAGACAAGCAAGAAGATGTAAAAAAGCTTTTGTCACTTGAATTAACAGCTATATGGATAAACGAAGCTAGAGAAATACCAAAATCAATAGTTGATGCCTGTACTATGCGTGTTGGTAGGTATCCATCTATGAGAGACGGGGGACCAAGCTTCTTTGGTGTGATCATGGATACAAACTCACCAGATGAAACACATTGGTGGGCTATTATGTCTGGCGAGGCTGCTGCTCCTGAATATATGTCAGAAGAAGAAAAGCTGCTTCTTATTAAACCAGATGATTGGACATTCTTTTCTCAGCCCGGAGCCATGAAAGAAAATCTGGACCGAGATGGTACTCTTTTAGGATATATAAGAAATCCTGAAGCTGAAAATATAGAAAATATACAACCCGACTATTATGACAAAATTATTCTTGGTAAAGCCGCAAGTTGGGTTAAGGTGTATGTGTTGAACAAATATCAAGCTTTGCTTGATGGTAAGCCTGTCTATCCTGCTTTTAAAAGAGAGACTCACGTTGCGAAGTCACCCATCGAACCCGACAAGAATCAAGAGGTTATCGTTGGCATTGACTTTGGCAGGACGCCATCGGCAGTCTTTGCCCAGCCCGGAACCTTTGGCAGATGGAAAATATTCCATGAGATCATCGGGCAAGATATGGGAGCAGGAAGATTTGCCTCAATCCTCAAAAAAGAAATCGCCAGAAATGGATGGGAAAGATTAGATCTTAGGTTTATTGGTGATCCGGCAGGAAACCAAATGGCTCAGACATCAGAGAACACGCCATTCATGATATTGAGGGCGGCAGGAATACAGGCGTATCCTGCGCCAACAAATGATACTCAGGTTAGAATCGAGTCCGTAGAGTCTGTTCTAAATAGAATGACAGACGGAAGCCCGTCTTTTGTCATAAGTCCAACTTGTACTGTTCTCATTAGTGGATTTGAAGGTGGTTATCAGTACAAACGCCAATATAATATGGGAAGAGAAAACTATGAGGAGCGCCCAAGTAAGAATCGCTTCTCTCATATTCACGATGCTCTTCAGTATGCAATGCTAGGTGGCGGTGAGGGTCGAAGAGTAATGCTCGGTGGACGTAAAACCCCCTCCCCCACCACTGTAGAGAGGGTTAGTAACCCTTTTCAACGTCAGAAAAAGCGTAATTCTCTGTCTAGAGGTCGCATGAGGGCCGTATGAAGTGGATAATTTGTTTTAAAGATGCCAAAAACTCAGGTATCTGGAAACTATTTACTAGACATAGATCTGGATTTGGTCATGTTTTTGCGGTTTGTTACGATGTTGAGCTTGATACTTGGTTTAAGTTTGAATTTGCTACACCAAAATTTAATTTTGAATGGAATCGGTACGAAGAAGCTGATTATTTAGTTGGAGATATGGTTCAAAACTGTAAATGCATAGAAATTGAACCAATAGATAACAATATAGCACTTCCTAGATTTCTATACTGTGTAAGTTTCATCAAACATATCCTTGGTATTACAAAACCTTGGATATTAAC